GAGGCAAGCAATGAAGAAAAGAGAACATACTTAGATAAGATAGTGTCTTCTTATTTTGAGGAAATTATAGAAGGTAAAGATAAAACGCTTTTAAAAGACATTATAGACAGAGTAGACGGAAAGCCAATACAGACTAACAAGATAGAAGGGAAAATAGAAACAAACGAGTTAGAGGAAAGAAATAAATTTTTAAAAGAGTTCTTTGATGAAGAAATTAGATCAAGCACTAAAGACAGCACTAAAGAACAAGAGGAGTGATATTGTAGCAAAATGGTTGTTCGATGTAGATTTAACAGAAGGGCAAAAAGAAATAGTAAACTCAATAATATACCCAGAACATAAGAGAGTATGTATATCGGCAATGACCCGTTATGGAAAGACATTTAGCTGTGCTGTAGGGACAGGCATTTATATATACTTAAATGAAAATAAAAAGGTATATCTATTGGCACCGAGAAGGGAACAGGCTAAATTATTAAGAAACGAAATAGCAGAGCTAATAGTTAGCAGTCCTCAATTACAGTATTTAGTAGACGAAAGAACTTCCGGGACAGATAGGCTTAAGAAAGAGGTATCTAAAAAGAGAATAACTTTTAAAAACGGTTGCTCACTACAAACACTATCAGCACAAGGAAAAGCAGAAAGGGCAATGGGACACGGTGGAGACTTAAACATTATGGACGAAAGTTGCTTAATAGATGAGGAAGTATACCGGAAGAGAATATTTAGAATGCTTGGAGAATCGCCAGATTCTAAATTAGTAGAACTATCAAATCCGTGGCATAAAGACAACCAATTTTTTGATCACTGGACTTCTAGAAATTTCAAAAAAATTAGGATAGATTATAAACAAGCAATAAGAGAAGGAAGAGCGACAGAGGAGTTTATAGAAGAGGCACGACAAACACTAACCCCGCAAGAGTTTACTGTGTTATATAAATCAGATTTCCCGGAAGACACAGAAGACACACTTATAAAGTGGGATTGGATAGAAAAGGCACTATCAAGAGATTTAGACCTTAGAGGAAATACTTATTACGGAGTGGATGTAGCCAGGAAAGGTAATGACAAAACAGTAGTAATTAAGGTAATAGAAGAAGATAATCAATACAAAGTTATAGACCTATGGGAATGGAAACATAAAGACACAATGCAGACCGTAGGAAGAATAACCAACATAGTAGGAAATAAGAAAGACCAGATAAAAGTAGATGAAATAGGCGTAGGTGGAGGAGTGGTAGATAGGTTGGAGGAAATGGGATATAATGTAAACGGCATAAAAATAAATAAGACTCCAGAGACTAATAAAAATAGATTTAGAGACAGAAAGGCAGAGAATTATTTCAACCTTAGAGGATTATTTGAGGAAGGAAGGATTGATATAATAGATAAAGGACAATTAGTTAACGAGCTTAATAAAATTAAGTACGAGTTCACTTCTTCTAGAAAAATAAAGATAAACGACCCTAGCAAATCCCCAGACTTCGCAGATGCTCTTATGTTAGCAGTATGTGATACTACCCCAGAAATAGTCTTAGTATAAAAGTTGAAATTTAATTAAAAATATGTTATACTATTACAATGAGTAGTAGTCAGGAGGTAGAGAAATTAGTAAATTGCCCAAATTGCGGCGGAATAGTTGCAAAAGAGGTTAGGGGATATGTAAAGGCACAGATAAGGTGTCCACATTGTCAATATAATATAGAATTAACAACCAAGGTTGTAGCACGACTTAATTAAATAATAATTTAGACTTACGAGTCCTAAACGAAACCCTCACGAGGGGGAAGTAATTTAGGACTTTTTCTATGGGAATTATAAAAAAAGCAAAATCATTATGGAGTGGAGTAGATGACTCCCCTTTTAATATATTCGAAATACATCGGGGAGAGCCTGATACACAAACCATAAAGAATCCGGAGACTTTTTATAATCACTCACTTTATTTACAAAGAGCGATCGAAAAAAGAGCAGAAGTTATTTCAAGTATTGACTTTAAGGTTGTAGACGAGGACGGAGAGATTATTGAGGAAAAGCAAGAAGTATTGAATAACCCATGTAATCTACTTAGTGGTAGGGATTTAATCAAACTTCTACAGGTTTATTGGGATATACAAGGAGAATGGTTTATATACAAGGACGAAGAATTAAGACTGATTGATAACGATCAAGTAAAAGGATTAATCCCAATACACCCAACCACAATAAAACCTGAATTAGACGGTTTTCAAGTAATATCATACCAGAAAAAGGGAACTGAAAACAAATCAGCGACAATTTACCAGCCCGAGGAAATAGTATGGAAGCACAACCCATCACAACAAGACCCAACCAAGCCAAAAACATTAGTAACGAAGGCAACTCAAGACGCACTAAGAGCAGAAATCGAATTAAGAAGATACCAAGCAAAGATAGCAAGAAGTGGTGGTAGATTGGATTCTATTATCAGCTTAGAGGGTATGGAAGGAACTTTGAGCGGAGATCAAATTAATAAGATGGAAGAAAGATACAAAGCCAAGAAAAGACGAGCAAGAGAATCAAAAGACGGAACTACAGCACTATTTACCAACGCAAAAACTAAAGTACAAGATTTATCCCGATCACCGAAAGAGTTGGATTATATAAAGTCAAAGAACTCTATTTTAGAGGAAGTATCCACAGCAACGGGAGTACCGAAAACAATCCTATCAAGTTTTGATGAGGTTAAGTTTTCAAATGCCGAGGAAGCAAGAATTACATTCTTAAAGGAAACAATAAAACCGCTAGCCGACAAAATGGCAGAGGGACTGTCAGAAGCACTTGGAGACAATGTTGTTTATGAAGACTTTATACCTGAAGACCACAAACAAAAAATGGAAAGAATACAAACAGGATTCCAAACTGATTCAATGACTATTAACGAAAGAAGAGAAGAGCTAGGACTTGAGGAATATCCCGGCGGAGATGATTTAATGGTCGGCTTTAATAAATTACCATTAGAAGCAGTAGAAGAACAAGTTCCAGAACAAGATGAGGAGTAACAGACTACTAAAACACCCAAGAGCAAGGCGATACTACTTCCGAATGAAGGACGCCAGATTAAGCGAACAAGAGAGACGAGTTGAATGGCATCTACGAAGATACTTAAACGAACAGCGAGACAGACTCTTAGAGCGAATGCCTACGGACAGAAAAGGTTTAGGTGATGTAATTTTTAATAAAGAAGAAGAAAAAAAACTTTTAAAAACAGCAATAGCACCTGTTATCCGATCTATAGCAATAGAAGAAGGAAAAGACACCGCCGCAAGATTTGGAGTTGACTTCGAAGTAACATCAAGAGTTGAGGAATTTATATCAGAACGGTCAGCGGATGTATCAGACAGCATTACAGAAACAACTTTCTCACAAATCCAAAGGGAACTTGAAAAAGCAACCGAGGAAGGTCTTGATTACAACGATATGGGTAGACGCCTAGAGGAAAAGTACGATGAAGTAAAAGACGGACGAGGGAAAGTTATAGCAAGAACCGAATCACACACCGCCGCAACTAAAGCTGATTACGAAGCAATGAGACAGGCAGGAATAGAGAGTAAGATATGGGTTGCCGTTTTAGATGACGTCACTAGACCAGAACACGCTGCTATGGACGGAACAGAGATTCCGATTGATCGTGATTTTGAATTACCAGACGGTACAAACATACACATTCCAGGAGATGGACCTCCTGAACATTCAATAAATTGTCGATGTAGAATATAAATAATAATATTATGAGAAAAACCAAACTACCATTTAAGACAAAAGACATAGACGAGGAGAATTACAGGATTGACTTTGTTATGTCAACCGATGACGTTGATAGACACGGAGAATCAGTAGCCCAAAATTGGGAGACTGAAAACTTCGTAAAAAACCCTGTATTCTTAAATTCACATCAATACCACGATGCCGCTGAAACAATAGGTAAGGTTGTTGATATCACACAAAACGAGAACTCTTTAGAGGGAGTAGTAGAATTTGCCGTAGAGGAAAACCCAAAGGCAAAGATAATCTATGACCTTTACACAGGAGGGTTTTTAAACGCCGTTAGCGTCGGATTTAACGAAATGAAAGTAGAAGACGGTATAGCAAACGAACTTTTAGAATTATCAGCCGTAAGTGTCCCCGCTAACGCACAAGCACTTGCTAAACAAAAAGGAATTGAGGTTGATGAGCTTGATAAAGAGTTAGAGGAAGAAGACCTGATCGAAGAAGATGAGAACGAACAAAACTCCTTTAAAAAGAAAGAAGGAAGAACACTTTCGCAAGAAAACATTAATCTTTTAATGGAAGCAATCGATAAAGAATATGAATCTATCGAGTGTTTAGTAGAAGTATTAGAAAAAGCTGGTGCGATCGATAACAGTGAATTAAAGAATCCGGCTGACTCCTATGATGATGACAAAGAGGATAAAGACAAAGAAGACAAGGACGAACACGAAGACAAAAATGAAGAAAAATCAGTAGAGGAAGAGGAAGATAAGGATGAGGATAAAGAAGAAAACGAAGATGAAGTAATCAAAGCCTTAAACGAGATTCACAAAGAAGTTTCCGGAACACACGAAGATAATGTAGATATTAAAAAGAAGAACATTCACAAGCAATTAAGAGAATTTAAGCAAGATTTACTAAGCGAGGATAAATAGGTAAAAGGTCGACAACTCCGAGCCTATCGGACCTCCATTAGAAAGAACGATTATATTAAAAATTATGGAAGAGATTAAAACACAATTAGAAGAAATTTTCGAGGCTAAAACATCAGAACTTAAAGAAGACGTAAGAGCAGAGATTGCCGCTGATGTTGAAAAAATGCTCGAAAAAGAAAGAGAAAAAAGAGAAAAGAAGTTGGGTGCATATCACCCTGACGCCGAAGACGAAAACGAAGCTAAAATGCTTCGAATCAGAAAGGCTCTTAAAGAAGTAGCAAACGGAAACAAGAAAGTTAATAAAGACTTTCCTAATGTTAGCAAGAAAAACCTTACTACTTCCGAGCCTGACGAAATCGTAGATACTGAAATTTCGTTTGAAATTCTAAACGTAATTGAGGAATATGGTGTAGCAAGAGAACTTTTCAGAAACCACCAACTCACTAAAAACAAGTATAGAGCTAACGAGCTCGACGCCGACATTAGTGTTGCTTGGGTAGATGAAGGAGAAGATATTGACGCTTCTACCTTCTCCGTAACTGAAAACGTTCTTGAGTTGGAGAAATTGGCTGCTTTGGCTATTATGTCCAACGAATTGCTTGAGGATTCTGAAATTAACATCGAAAACTTCCTTATGGAGAGAGTAGGTGAACTCTTCGCTAAAGAAGAGGATGAAGTATTCTTGGCGGGTGATTCTGATGAAACAGGCGTACCTGTAGACGGACTTCTCTACGTTGACTCTGTTGAAGAGTATCAAATGGAAACCGGAGAAGATTCCGTTACAGACATGGATGCTGACGACCTTCTCTTTATGCAAGAGGAACTTCCAAGTACTTCAAGAGATGCCGGTGTGTATGTAATGAGCTTTTCCGTGTTTAATCACGTAAGAACTCTGAAAGACAACGATGACAGATATATCTACCAACACATCGCTGACGAAGGTCCTGACACTATCTGGGGTAAACCTGTTGTAGTGGCTGAAGGAATGCCTGAAAAAGATGATGTTGATCCTGAAGAATCTTTCCTCTTATTCGGAGACTTTGACAGAGGTGCTGTTCTTGGTTACAAGGGTGGTATCAGAGTTGACTCCGCAATGAGCGGCTACGTTAAAGATTCGGGAAACAGTGATGTAAGACTATTCCAATCTGACAGACAAGCTATCAGATTTATTGAAAGAGTTGGTTATGTCCACGTACTTGAAGACACTATCGTAAGATTGAAGACTGGAGCTACGTCTTAAGCTTGAGTCATTGAGGGGGATTAAATTCTCCCTCAACCCTTAGGCTTATGAAATACGTATATTTTAACAAAAAAAAAGGTAAATATTTACAATTTAACGAAAAACAGCCTGATCTGGATAAGTCTTCGGAGTGGGAACTTGTCTATGAAGTTAAAAATACACAAATGACTAATATACATACAAAATGATTTCATTAGATTTAGAAGTAGAATTAATAAACGGAGATGTAGAGATGCTGGTAACAACTTCAGGTATTGATACAGATACCAGATTAACGTTTTTTTATAGAGAGTCTCTACTCGGTGAGTGGGAAGAAGTAGAGCAAAAGACAATAACCGAAGACGATACTTATACCGCTACAGTTGGAGATTTAGAATGCGGAACTTATTCTTTTAAATGCAGTATAAGACAACCACCTACAGGGCCTCCACAATTACAATTAGATTCAAATATCATAGCTTATGTATGTGAGGAAGGTGAGGAAATAATAGAGATAAACGGATACACTACAGTAGATAGAGTTCAGTCTTATTTAGATATAGAAGAAGACGAAGCAATAAGAGCAATTACATCAGCTACAAAATGGGTAGAAAAATACACCAACAGACAATTCATTTCTTCAAGCGGAACAAGATATTACAGCGGATATGGAAAAAGGTCATTATTTGTAGACGATTGCCTCTCAATAGGACAATTAGAAATAGGATTAGATAGATTTGGAGAAACAACAAAGATTATTAGTGCCGAAGATTATGTAACAATACCAAGAAATGGTAAAGAACCAATAAGAAAGATATTACTTAAAAATAATTGGTTTACAAGAGGTACACAAAACCACGCCTTGACAGCAACTTTCGGATATTCAGAACTACCACCCGAAGATATTATCGAAGCGACCACAAGACTAGCTGTAATGTTCGCTGGAACGGGTAAATCGGGACAAATAACAGGTAAAAACAGTGAATCGATAGGAGATTACTCAATTAGTTACGGACAAGGAGAAAAAGAGCAAGAGATTAACCAAATCAAGGCTATATTAGATAATTATACAGACATACACTTATGATTCAAGATTGGTACAATGACACATTTGACGTTTACCGCCAAAAAGAGATTTTGGACGAGAATGGCAACGTTGTAGGTACTAATGAAGAAAAAGTTGGAACTGTTACAGGAGATTTACAACAGATAGACAGAGAAAAGGCGGAAGATATGAACTTATCATTCAGTAAGCCTTATATGTTTAGGTGTAGCACCGATGAAGATATAACAGAGGGCGATAAATTAAAAAGAAATGGTGAAGAATACAATGTAAACGGATTCAAGGAATTAAATCACCCAAGAATAGATAATAATCACTTAGAGGTAATCTTAAACCGATGAAAGTAGAATTCAGAGAAAGAGATATAAGAGCATTAAGAAAAGCGATAAGAAGAAGTCCGGACACAGTAGCAAGGCGATCAGGAACGATGATGAATAGGATTAAAAACCGATTACAGCAACGAATAATGAGAAATCCTTGGGAGATTGGTGGAATGGGAGGAGGTGCACCGGTAAAGACGGGCTCACTAAGAGACGCACACAGATATTCGGCAAGTCCTACTGAGGCGAGAGTTTGGTTGCCGGATTCAAAGGCTGACGCTTACGGTAGATTAGTACACGAAGGAACATATAAAATGGAAGCAAGACCTTGGATGGATTACGCGGTAGAAAAAGAACAACAAGAAATTAACAATATAACTAGCAATTTCTTGGACGACATAGTTCAAGACTTAGCAAAATAATGTACGTATCAATAATAGAACAACTTAAAGAAATATTTGAAAACATCGTGATAAGTGAGATTCCCGGCGGAGATGATTTGATGCTTACAGTTTACCCGCACCCATTAGAAAAAGATAACTATCCTGATTCATATCCAGCAGTAGCATTCTATCCGAACGATTACAACAATGAATTTGCCTCCAATAGTGCGAATATGAAACAGTTAAAATTTAGAGCCGTATTGATGGTAAACGCAGAACAAATTGACAACAAAACCCTTTTTACCTTCACGCTTCCAAATACAGCCGATAAGGTGATAGAAGCGATCGATAACAGCTGGGATATGGGTACGAGGGTAGATGGACATAGAGTTTGGCTTAGAACCGATGTCGGGCTGTGGGGAAAAGAAATAAAAGATGACGGCGAAGTTGGGTTTGTAGATATGGATTTATTAGTAAAGTTTCAAAACAAAGTCGATTAATTACAAGTTAAATATAAAATTATGGCAGAACACATAGGAAAATTTCAAGAGATAGGATTCTCAACCGAGGACGAAAGAGGAGTAGCAGAGGATTCTATCGATAAATCAGCTAAAAAGATTGAAGCTGACTTCTATAAACAAGTAGAAAAGACTGAAGATCTTTCAGTAGTTGCAACTGTAGCTGATATTCAAAAATTACGCAAAGTTAGCTCCCTTTTCGAAGGGGATGTAAGTATGAACTTACATGTTGACACCGTTGGTTATTTATTCAGTAACATTTTTGGAGATGTAACCACTACGGAGTTTGAAGACGGTGCTAGTGAAGGATTAGGAGTTTATGAACACGATTTTGAAGTTGATGAGGACATAAAAAGACAAACGCTCACAACTTTCGTTAAAGATGGAGATGTCAAACAGTTAAAAGTATCTAACTGTGTAGTTGACAGCTTCTCACTTTCAGTAGACCAAGATGATATTATCTCATCTGACTTTAGTTTAGTTGGAACTGTAGCAGAAGACGATAGCAGTGAATTTAGTTACGATAAAGAATACGACTTCATTGCTAGAGATTTAGAAGTTAAATTAGCATCAAGTAAAGCCGGACTTTCTAATTCTAACGGATACTGTGTAAAATCACTAGACATAGATATAGAAACAGGTGCAGAACCGAACTATTGTAGTGATGGAAACTACGAGCCAAGTGATGTATTTCAAGGGGCGTTGTCAATTAGTGTAGATCTTAACCTTGATTACACCGACACAACTTTCCAAGACTTATACGAAAGCGATGAGCCGAAGTATATGAGGATTACTATTACTGGTGATCAGGATTTAGTAGACGAAGAGGNTGAAGACCCAAAATACCCAACATTAGAAATTGACTTAACAAAAGTATTTGTTGAAGACTGGGATAGAGATTCTTCTCAAGATGAAGTTATCACTCAAGACGTAACTATCAGAGCCGCTTACAACGAAGACGACGGCGAAATGGTAACAGCTAAACTTATTAACAAAACTGAATCTTACGAGTAATATGAAAACATTAAACCTGACAAACTACGACGTTAAAATTAAGGAGAAAGAAGATTTGACTTACGGAGATGTTGAGGATATTCAATATGCCTTAATGGAGGCAGTAGATATTGACGGTAGAGGGCAAATGAAGTCTGTTAAAGGACAAGAAATGAAAAAAGCTCGTAGAAGTACTGCTAAAAGGGTTATTGTTGAAATTAAGGACGAAAATGGAGAAGAGGTTAAGTTTTCAGATAAATGGCTTGACAACTTACCGGCAGAAGACGGAATGAAGCTTATGGAAGAAGTAGACAGCGAAACTTCCTCTATTGGAAAGAAAAAAAAAGAATCGAAATAAAGAGAGAGCTTAACGAAAAAAAAACGCCCAGTAGTTATGTGGTGATGGAACAGCTATCCGCTGAATACGGATGGAGTCCATCAGAAATAAGAAAGGAAAAAGCGGAGGATATATTGACTTACTGGGCAATCCTCCAAACCAAGAGAAAAATACAAAAAGAAGAATCTAAAAAATAATGGCTCAAAGAGAACTACAAATTATAGCCAACTTAGAGGATAACGTTTCCGAACAACTTGATGGAATTCAAGGAAACCTGAATGATATGAAACCTACCTTTAAAAAGATGGCAGGAATTGGTACTGCCGGTTTTGCTGCTATTGTGGGGGGTTCATTAAAGGCTGCTACAGAAGCCGGTGAATATGCTGATAGAATCACAGACGCCGCCGATGCTACTGGAATGAGTACAGAAGCAATACAAGAATGGGAACACGTTGCAGAAGCAGCTGGAGTTCAACAAGAAGTAGTTACTGATTCCGTTCAAAGATTCGCAAGACAATTAGATCAAGCTGCAGACGAAAGTACTGATATGGGTCAGACTATGGAAAAATTGGGAGTAGAAGTCCAAGACGCAGACGGAAACTTCCGAGATATGGACAGCATAATGGAGGAGACTATTGCAGGATTACAGGGCATGGAAAATGACACCGAAAGAGTGGCGGAAGCAATGGATATATTTGGAAGAGGTGCAGGAGAATTAGCACCTATTTTAGGAATGACAGAGGAAGAGGTTGAAGGATTTAAAGAAGAAGCTCACGAAATGGGGCTTGTTATGGATGACGAAGCGGCTGAAAAGGCTGATAAATTCAGAGAAAGGTTTGAAATACTTCAAAGACAACTTGGAGGAATGGTTAGAGAAGTAGGACAATCAGTTATCCCTATATTCCAAGACTTAGTAGAGAGAATTAGTCCGATTATTACACAAGTAACACAATGGATTAACGAAAATCCAAGACTTACAGCGACCATCTTAGCAGTTACAGCTGCGGGGTTCGGTATTATTGGTGTATTAGGAACATTGGGACTTTTAGTAGCAAGTATAACACCCGCAATAGGTGCTCTGGCAGCTGTTTTTGCAGTTGTGGCATCTCCAGTTGGAATTGTAATCGGGTTAATCGCCGGACTTATTGCAGGGTTAGTATACTTATGGAATACAAATGAAGAATTTAAAGAGTTTGTAATAAATGCTTGGGAAATTATAAAAGACTACGCAGAAGTTATATTTAATGAAATACGTCAGCTTGTAGAAGCCGCAATGGAAAGAATACAGCAAGTTGTAAAGCTTGTTTTAGAAAAAGTAAGAGAGTTTTGGGACAGAAACGGAGAAAGAATAATAAGCATATTGGAATCAGTTTGGTCTATAATCCAAAGCATTATCCAAATAGGAATGGATTTTATATTGGGACTAATAAGAACCGTTACAGCAATAATAGAGGGCGACTGGAGTACTGCCTGGGAGGAAATCAAAAACACTTTTAGTAAAATATGGGATTCAATAACCGATATTTTTAGCGATGTCTTATCCATTATGATGGATTTAGTATCTATATATATTACAGAGGCGAGGGAAGCGATCGGAGGATGGTTAGAATGGACTTGGGAAAGCATAAAACAAACTTGGGAAGGAATATATAATTTCTTTGGAGATATTTGGGATGGAATCACTAACATATTCAAGAATGCAATAAACGGCGTTATATATATGGTAGAGGGAATGATTAATAGGATTATCAGCGGACTGAATAGCTTTGCCAATAGGGCAAATAGAATAGGTGATAGAGTAGCAGGGGTTCCAGGAGTTCCAAGACCTCCAAGGGTTCCTACAATTTCAGAAATAAGCCTACCAAGATTACACGATGGAGGTATTATTGATTTACCTGCAAGTCAAGAAATGCCGATAATGGCAAGGGGACAAGAGGCAGTTGTTCCTCTAGATAAAGGAGGATTTGGAACTACTGTAAATATAACAGTAAGAGGAGACGTATCGGGAAGAGATTTAGTTGATAAGGTTAAAAAGGCAATATTAAAAGAAACCAATCGTGAAATAAGAGTATGATAGAGTTCTATATTGATGGTAATAAGGTAGATAAAATAGATCAAGGAACATTTGATTTAGGTAAAGAGTTAACAAATAGAGAAAGTAGCGGTTCTTTTCAATCAACCCAATTTAAACCGAACCTATTAGATGAATTTGAAGTATATTTAGACAGTAATAAGAAATTTGGAGGAAAAATAACAGAAGTAACTACCTCTTTTCAGGACGGATTAACACCAATATACGATGTAGACTTTCAAGATTACACAATAGAGCTTCAGAAGAAAGTTATAGAAACATTTGAGCCTAGAGATGAAGAAGACGGAGGAAAGTGGACTGTAGAGGAAATAATAGACTTTATTATAGATAAATACGCACCAGATGAATTTGATACCGATAATGTAGTAGCAGATATTGAATTAGACCTTATACAATTTAATTATGTAACCGTTAAAGAGTGTATAGAAGAATTGGCATCAATGGTTAATTATGATTGGTATGTAGACGAAAATAGGTCAATACACTTTTTTGAGAAAAATAGCAGAACAGCACCTTTTGATGTTGATGAAGTGTCAGGAAACCTATTTTATAAAACCTTAGAAATAACCGAAAGTGTAGAGCAACTTAAAAACACTATATTTGTAAGAGGAGGACAGCGAACTTCAGGGCAAGAGATAGAACAAAACCTAAACGAGCAAGTAGACGGTAGTAACGACCAGCTTAAAACAGGTTATACATTTATTTATAGGAGAGATGAAGACACAGGACTAGTAGAAGAACCCGTCTTAACCGCTAACGGGGTTGAAGTTGATTTAGGAATAGAAAATGAAGATAGTTTTGACGCAACTGCGGCGGAATTGTTAACAACTTTTGAGGAAGACAACGATATACAATACACAGCAAAAGATACTGGGTTGGTAGGTAACGATATATCAGTAGAATATGTTATAGATGATGATAATCAAAATTTAAGCTCTTCCGTAACAGATAAAAAGATAACAGTTTATTTAGAAAGTAATTATCAATCTAAACCTAGAAGCACGGCAAACGAAGTTGTAAGCGAACTAGAATCTAACAGCAATGTAACAGACCTAGTAACCATTAATACGGCAACAGGTCAAGACGGAGAGGGAATAGTACCAACAATGGAAGAAACTTTCTTAGAAGACGGACAAGAGGGAGTGGAAGCACTTTATAACCAAGATGAAAAGGTGGTCTTAACACAAGNACCGCTTGAAGAAGAAGATAAACCAGTCTTACTTACAGGAAGAATAAGAATACCCATCCAAATATTAGTTCGTGATCCAGTATCAACCAATCAATATAATTTAGAGGTACAACATTTAATAGTTGACCGCTCAATAGCATCAACGGACGAAGCGGAGAAAAAAGCAAGAGCAGAACTACAAAGATTTTCAAGAGAAATAGAAAGCGGTTCTTTTGAAACGCACCAAGACGGTTTAGAACCAGGACAAGTTATTAACATACAGTCTGAACACCTAGATATTAGTAGAGATTTTGTGATAACTAGTGTAAATATGAGAGATGACGGGGATATATTCAGATACAGAGTAGGATTTACCACTACAAAATCAAAAGATTTGATTGACTTACTTAAAAAGCTAATGAGAACCGATTCCAAGAATATTCAAATAAGTGAACTAGAAGTTTTGGCAAGAATAGAAGATTTAATAGAAACTATAGATTGGAATGATGATTATATAGGGCAACCTTTTCCCGGAAGTGAAATAAATTGGGTAGCTGGTCCTTATTTTCCAGATAGAGAAGATAAACAAAGAGTACCTCGTGCTAACGGCGGGGCTAAAGCAGCATAAATATGAATAAAAAAACAAAAATTAAAAACGGAAGTAAATGGGTAGGAAACTATAAAGCAACAATAAGAGATGCTGAAACTGGAGATATAAAAAGAGTAAAACAATTTCATAATGTTGTTTTATTACAATTTAGAGAATATATTTGTAAGTTAATGGCTAAAGAGGCTAGTGACGGAGAAAGAATAGGGATAACACACGAACAGTTGGGATACGACAACACACCAGCAGATGAAGACCAAACAGGGTTAATAGATCCAGAACCAAATACTAAAAAACTAATAGCTTCATTGGATTGTGAAGGAGATACAATAAGATTTCTAAGCTTTTGGGACGAAGGACAAGCAATAGGAGAGTGGAGAGAATTTGCCTTAATAGCAGATGATGATTTTGCCGTAGTAAGAGCAAATGTTGAATTAGATGTTAGTGGAGGAGAAACTTTGACTATAGATGGAGAGATAAGACAACAATCAGGTAGTGGTAACTTATTAAGTAATAATTAATAAAAAATATGGCTTTTAAATGGGAACCAACAGACCCCTTAGACGCGGATAATCTAAACAGAACGGGAGGATTTGCGGAAGTTGTACTTCCAACACAATCTTTATCCGAGATAAATACAATTCTACAGGAAGTAGAGGCAGAAGGAGGTGGAACGGTAGTAATGCAGAACGGTACTTACAACTTTGAAGATGATTTAATAATACCAAGCAACACCGGAATTATTGGAGAGTCTTTAGGAGCTGTTAATATTGTATTTTCAGGGGATAAAGGAATAAAGGCTAACGGTACACTTATATATGATGTTGGAACTGTATCAGTTGATGACGGGTCAACTACTGTTACTGGTTCGGGAACTACCTGGACTAACAATATTGATTCTGGTCAAGATATTTTATTAAAAGACACTTATTACACAATAGATAGTATTACAAGCGACACAGAACTAGAACTAAAAAATGCTTATAGTGGCTCTGATTTAACTGATGAAGATTATTTAGTTGCTGAAATAAAGGAGTCTATAGTAATAGAAAAACTAATAATAACAAAAGAACAAGCTGACT